CAAAGCCATGACGAAACGGATTCAAGGGAGAGGTTCACCGTTCATCAGTTGAGACGCCGTAGGAGGACTTGTGTGAAGGTCTCGTCGTAGCCTTGGGCGGCGGCTGCGCCGACAGAGAAGGTGTCGGGCGAGTACGCACGGAGCGTCAAGGCGGTGGACGTGGCAACAGTGACGACGGCCTTCAACGGCACACTGTGAACGTCGTCATCCGATCCGGTCTGCGTTCCTGACGTCGCGAGAACAGCCGAAGTCGTGTTGTCGTAGAGGAGGAAAACTATCGGGTCGGCGTTGCTCGAAACAAACGGCATGACGGCGTCGATCTCGTAGGTTCCGGCTTCGACGGTGAAAATGTTCGCCGCCAGGGCGAGCCAGGTGACGGTCGAAGTCGTCGTCAAACGGACGACTGTTTCGGTCGCGGCAGAAACCGCCTGCGCGACGGTGCCGGAAGCACCCGTGTCGCGCAGCCACGCGACGGCGTTCGTCCCTCCGCTCGACGCCGTGATGGACGTCAACCGTCCGTCGGCCCTGACGCTTAGGCTCGTCGGGTTGGTGTAGGTGCCAGCGGTAATGACCTGCGGAAGCAGGCTATCCAAATCGACGAGTTGAGCCTTGGCTCCGGCAGCCGCCGAAGCGTTCGTTATCAGGATGCCGTCTGCCGCAGACGTCGCTTCCCCGATTAATGGAGCCTGATTGATCAGGCTCTCCGCAAAGTAAGCTATCGTCGACTTTCGCGACTCGACGACGTCGGCCCTGTGCCAGACGACGGTATCCGCCGTGTAATCATCGAACGCTGTCGCGACAGTCGGCAGCGTCCCGACGCTCGCCAAAAAGCTCGAAACGGTGATGACGCTGTTCGCGTCCTCGGAGTCGTCCCCGATCAGGATCGTGTCTGTTCCCTCAAGCTGCGTGATGAGATTCAACCCGCTCAACAACAAGTCCGGCGCAAGATCGGAGAACGACACAGCGCCGTCTTCGATGTCCCCTGCTCCCACGCTCCCCGTGATGGACACTTGAGGTGTCCCCAGCAAATGCCACTGGTCAATGCTCGGGACCATCCCGAGCGTGAACGTGACCGACCGTGTAACTGTTGCTGTAAGGCTCATACCCGTGATCCATCAACCGTCGACCCCCTGGTCGACTCAATCGTGACTCCTGCGATTTCCATGCGTCCAGTGGTCGAGACGAACTCCAACTGGACTGATTGACCGTTTACGCCTAATCGGCCCGATTCCTCGCTTGACTGTAAAAGATCGAAGCCAGAGCCCTCGGGCGAAGCCCGAAGAACAAAAGGGAACTCGACCGAATAGTCCTCGCGATAGGGAGTCGATGCGTCGTGGGTTGCGTCCTCGGGATCGTAAGCCTCCGCGCCATGAGGTCTGGCAAAGACCGTCCGGTCCTTGGTGATCGTCTCGACGCTCGACGCCTCATTCAATCCGTCCGTCGTCGCCGTGACCGCAACCGTGGCGTTGGCCGTGCGGATTTTCGACGTCCAGTACTGGAACTTTTTCTCGCCGCCCGTTTCGCCGCCGTGCCCGCGTGTGAGTAGCCGCGTGGTGATTTCATTGTGTGTGATGTTGCCGTCCGAATCCCCTGTGTCGTCGTGATAGCCAAGGTCCAAGCAGTAGATGAAGCCGTCATTCGACAAGTACCCAAGGCGCGTTGCGCCGTCCCAGGTGAATTTCAGCCACCGCAAAACATTCGTCGCGTTGCCGGTGTCGATGGACTGCCAGGATTGGGTAATGGTCGAGTAGACCAGGATCGCGTTGTTCGTCGTTGAACTGTCCAGCGGAACAGCGAAGAGAACCTTGTTCTCCAGAACAGCGGCAACGCTGTCCCGTGCGGCGTTCCAGTTGATCCGGTCGATCCAGCGTTGGACGTCCATCGACTTCGGAGCGTCGACGCCTTGAAGCTTGTTCTGCTCGGTCTGGATGATCGAACAGACACCGCGACGGTGCCCAAGAAACCAGATGTCGGAGCCGACCTGGACGACCGATCGAGGAGCGTTGCAGCCGTATTCGTCAGTGACCGTGTCGAGGACGGCATTCGCCTCCAGTTCCTCGTTCGTCCCTTTGACGTTATAAATCACATGGACGGATCGCTCCTTGAGAGCGATCAACGTCGACTCGCTGAATTTGTACCCCGTCACCAAACGGTCGGCCGATCCCCGGTTGATCTTGAAATTTTGGTAAACCCGTTCGCCGTAAAGATTGGAGGCTTGACCACCAATGTCCGAGACCCAAAACGAGTCCGCGTAGCGAACGCCGACGCGAGCGTCAACGCCGATCACCCGTTCTTGAAAGTAAATCGCCTGCGTCAAGGGCGGTATCGGTTCCAGTCCGCTCGGCGGGCTCGGGATCGTCTCGAAGCCGTCGTCGAAGTTCGCGAGCGTAAGAGGTTGTGCTTCGCGTCCACGAAGCAGAAGCAACCCATCGTAGGTCTGAAGCAAATCGGTCGCTCCGGCGAGCGACTCGCCTGCGGCAACCGGGATCGTCTGGACGACGTTCCCCGGACGGATGCGATAAGCCGCATCCTCGGTCACGACCACTTGCCACTCGAACCCCGACACCGGGTTCGAGAACGTCCCGGCGCAAAGTGCGTCCTCGAACGGGATAATCAGTCCGTCCCCACCGCCGACGTTCGATCCCCAGGCCATGATGGCGACCCCTTTGCGGGTCGCAGGCCATCCGGTGTCGAAGCGGCAGTTCCCGGCGTCAGCGGCCCAACCCTGCCCCAGCTGGGCAGGATCGAGCCGGGCGTTGACGCCTCGCCATAGTCCGTCACCAAGCCCTTGCGGAGCCTCGTCGAGCGGAAAATAGGAACGTTGTTTGTTCACTGTCCTACGTTCTCCAGCAATCGGATCTTCTCCAAGGCGGCAGCGAGTTGTTCCTCGCAAGAAGGCGGTGTGCCTTCTTGGGCTTCGTACGGCCCAATGTCCCAGGCGCCGTCGAGGCCGCGCTTGTTGCCGTCAATATCCACGTCAATATCCGGCGCCATTGCCCTGAAGCGCGAAAGGTCCACCCCGGCATTTCGGGCCACGGTGTCGGCGCTGGTTAGACGGAAGTTGTACGGTGGCGAACCCTTACTGTACCCGGCGAACGCCGGACGCTTGGACGAGTTCAACTTGTACGGCGTGACCAGAGCCAAGTCCTCGGCCCTGTTTGGCCTCTGACCCATATACCAAAATGACCAGTTCGGGCCGGTCACGACGTTGGCGTCCAGCGGGAATTCCTCGTAAGTGACATCGGACGTCAACCCAGGGCCGGGAAAGCCGAACACTTCCCCGTCGTCGTTGTCGGAGTTGCTGTACGTATCCACGACGATGTTATTGTAGAAGGCGCAGTTCTTAACGGTGTACTTGTCGGTGTTGCCCCGATCACGCGTGCCCTGATAGTGAAGCGTGAAGCCAACGGCCCTGTGGTTCGGGCTGTGATACAGGTTATTGGCAAACAATATATTCGTGATTGTCGTGTTCGTGCTGTATTTCCCCGGCACCCACCACGCATCGAAGGTCATGGCGCAACCTGCGCTGGTCGGACGGAACTCGTCGACGAACACGTTGCCGTAGACCAGGAAGTCTCCCACGGTGGCGTAGCTGAATTGGGAGAACATCCAGCTGACATACCCGCCTCCGACCGCCTGGTTGTCGCCGATGATGTTGTTGTAGATACGGATCTTGGTTCCCCATGACTGGATGCCGTCGGAGTGGCCTGACGAGAAGCCGTTGATTTGGCCGGTAATGCGGTTGCGGTAGACGTCCACGCCTCCGGGGATTTGCAGTCCGTCGTCGCCGGAGTTGACGATGAGGTTGTCGTGGATCTTTAGATCGCCCCACGACTTGTCCTTCGTGTTGGACACTCGGATGCCATCGCCAAAGACCTGGTCCTGAATCCAGCAATAGCCGACTTCCGACTGGCCAACGGCGGCGTTGAAGTTAATTCCTGCTTGATCGGATGGTAGCCCAACAGCCCCGCATCGGTAAATGTGCAACCAGAGAAGCCGCTGCCCAGTACCGCCAGACGAAAACACCCCTTGGGCCGCCTGGTTGTGGAGGTGAATGCCGATGTTATTCGTAATCCGGTCTATGTCGTGAACGGACTTCGGCGCAACGAAGTTCGGGTCAAGCGCACCGTTGACCGTGACCCACGACTTGTTTCCGATATTGATGCCGCCGAGATTCACGTGGCCGTTGCGAGCCGGATCGCTCGCAAGCCTAACGGTCATGGGTGAGGTGGGCTTCCCCAGCGACCGGTCGAAGCCGATGTTCAGCCAAGCGACGCCGAAGTCACCTTTCGCCAGTTCAAGCGTGTCGCCAGCGCGAAACGCGGTCCATGTGATTTGCGAGAGGTCCGTCCACGCATCGGTCCAAGTCCTGCCGGTTCGCAGCCCCGTTGACGACTGGTCGACGTACCACGTCGCTGCGTTGGTTATGCCGGAGAGAAAGACCGCGAATAGTGTGAGCAGCTTGGTCATGGTTTAACTTCCATCTTCATCACCTTGTTGCTTCCGGTGATAGAATCGCTTCGCGAGTACGCGCCCTGCCGGGCGACATAGACGCAGCCGATCAGGAAAACGACGACGACAAGGACGATCAAGGGGATGAACCTCATATCAATTGTCGCACGGGTTCGTTCCAAGGGATGTCCGTCGGCGCCATGCGCAGTTCGTCTCGCCGTCTGCGGTCACCTAATTCCTCCTGCCCAACCGGCTGTCCAGCCGATCCCGTCGCTGTTGGTCTAAACAGCAAAGGGAAGATCAGCACAATAATGGCAACCGTGTTCAAGGTTTCTTGGCTTCAACCGCCTGCTTCAGTTCAATGTCCGCAACCCGCTCCCGCATCGCGTTGGCGACGTCGAAGGCATTCAAGGACTGCTCCTTGATGGCGTTCAACTTGGACTCGATGGTGACATTGCGCGTGCTGGCGTCCATCTGCATGGAAGTCACGGTCGCCGTGACGGCGTTCATGCTCTTGAGGATCTCGTCCAGTTTACGGTCCGAAGCCAAAGCCGTCGTCGCGTCGACTTTCCGAAACTGCTCATACTGCCAGATGAAGCGGTCGAGTTTCTCGTCGCTGGCTTTCCTGGCGTTCTGCTCGGCGATTGCCGTTTTGTCGAAACCATCCATCCGGGTCTCGACGCCAGTGAGACGGTCGTCAAAAGCGGTCACTTTGCCTAACTTGACCAAGGCACTGGACCCAGCCGCCATCGCGCCTAACGCAAGGCACGTCATAATAACGTAAACCACAGGCTTCGGGAATATGCCCCACGGCGACGACTTCGATTCATTGGACACAGAATCGTCCTTCAGTTGTAAACCCCACCAAAGCTCGTCGGCAAAGGCCGAACCGCATTGAAGGGCTGAGTTCACGGCAGTTCACTCCTCGATGGTGATGGACAGCCAGTTGGTTGGAGCCGTCACGACAATCGAGTTCGTCTTTACGAACAGATAGTTTGTCTCACCGTTCTTCCATAGGTCGTAAATCTGTCGGATTTCGTTGGACGTCTGGTTGAGGATATTCCGCTCGCCTGCGGTCAGGTTGGTGAGGGCATTCCCTCGAGCCAGTGCGGTCAGGAGGAAATACTCGCCTTTCGCCATCAATGCCGTCATGCGAAGGAAGCCGTCCTCCCAGTTACCGGCACGCATCCGAGATGTGAGTTCCTGCGAGACGGTTGAGGCCGTGTCTGAATTTATCCCGGTAATTTCCCCAGGCGTCAGGGCTCGCAGTGTCCATACCTTGGTGACGTTAGTCGGAGTGAGCGTGAAACCGCCGTCGTTGATATTCGTCCCAGCAGGTTGGACCGTCTGCTGCAATGTCGCGTCGGGTTTCTGTGGAACGACCAGCAATCGGTACTGAGCGACCTTCTCAGGCTTTCCGCCGAAGCGGTACGAGTCCACCAACCCTGCGCTGATCTCCTCGTAACCCACGATCAGGTTGCGCTCGGCATTCAGGACGGCGTGCGTCTCACCCTTGGAAGCGAACGCAATCAAGCAAATGACTGCGACAATGGTTTTCATCTCAAGTGCCTCGCTGCTCCAGAATTATAAAGATCAGTGATATCATCTGCCGACAGAACTGTATGCCACACAGACAGTTCATCAATTAATCCATCGAAGTACCATCCGTCGCTTGAGAAGTTTCTGCGACCCACGTTCACTGGAGCGCCGGAATTAGGCGGGTCAATCGTCTTTGCACCGAAAGTGTCAGGAGTTCCAGCGTCCTTGTAGATTTTCATCTCGTTACTGGAAGGATCGAAAGTCGCTGCGACAAAGTACCATGTCGCCGTTGACAGAGCCCCTCCGTTTGTCGAGATAACGGCATCAGTGGATGCGCTCGAAGCCCTTCCTAACGCGAAGAACAACCGGGCTGCTGTTCCACCGTATGCGAGAACGTATTCGTTATTGCCGGACGAATTGCTGCTTTTGGAGGTGATGCAACTATTCGATCCAGCTCCGGCAAAAGACTCAAAATTTACCCAGGCTGTAATAGACAGGGTAACATTCGTACCCATGGACAAGTCGTCATTGTCCGTCTTCGAGAAATACTCACCAAGTTCAAGATCTGCCGCGTTGGTAAGGATGCCCGTAGCAGACGCGCTGAATGGAGTCACGTCTGTCAAATCGTAACCGGAGAATTTATCCACGCGAGTCACGGCGCTTGTCCCGGCGGCAACCTCGTCCATATCCCAATAGCTGATGAGGCCATTGGTTGGAACTAAACCGTCGAAGTAATCTCCTGTGGAAGCTCCGATCACGAACGACCGGCTGCGTCCAGGCAAGTAACTCTGCTGACACCACACCGCCAGCGTCAGGAAGGCGACGAGTAGGAATGGAACAGTCCTCACCATGCGGACGGCTCCGTCGTGGTTTCGGTGTACTGGAGGTGAACGCCGAACAGGCGTTCCAAGACGCTCGAATTGTCGTCGGCGTGACCAGGAAGTCGCTTCAACGTGAACCAAGTCATGTGACCGGCGGCTGGGCTGCCGCCGATTGTCACCGCACTCGTCGCGGCTGTGATCGTCAGGACGTTGGTGTCATTCGCGCCGACGGTCGTGAGGTTCACCAAAGTCCCAAGGGTGTTCCCGCCTGTTTCCCCGCTGTTGAGGGAACCTCCTCCAAAGGCCCAGACGTTCGTTGACGTAGCTTCGGCGGTAACCTGCTTGAAGTGGACCTTCGCCTTGACCGTGCCAGCGTCCCAAGCCTGCGGAAGCGTCAGCGTCCAGTAAACCGAATTGGTCGAAGTCGCGCTGAAGTCCCATGTCTCGGCACGCTGACCGTCGGTCGTCGTGGCCCAGACGTTCGTCGAAGCAGTAGGAGCGTCAGAGGTTCCGCCTCCCATCGCATTGGCGGGAATCCAGATTTCACGGATGACGCCCGTACGGGTCCGCATGACATTGCCGGAACCCGTTGCCGAAACCGCAGTAAGTGCACCTCCGCTATCGGCCAAAGCAAAGCCAGAGGCAATATCCACGACATTCACCTTCCCGTCGTCGTCCGTGTCGAACAGGTGACCCCAGTCGTAAAGGACGTTCTGGCTTGGGGCGACGGTCGTCTGACCGTTCAACGCCGAAGCGAAAGCCGTGTCGCTGATCGTTCCATTGCCGACGACGTTCGCAGAAGCATTGTAGTCAACGAACCAGATAATCACCCGCTGGTCCGGTGCGGCAGCGTTCCATGCGCCCGAGATAAGAAGGCGACACTCGTTCGTATGCTGCTGGCCTTCCTCAATAGTCATCACCGGCAACGCATCGGCTGTATTTCCCTCAGCCGTCATAAACACGCCGTAGTTCGTCGTCGTGAAGTAATTGGAAAGCGTGACAGTCAGAAAGATCGGAGTGACCGAATCACCGTCCGTAACCGTGAGGCCGGTCACGATGCCGAACATGGCGTTTGTGACGAGGATCTCACTATCAAGAACTGGCGTGTTGAACTTGACGTCGAATCCTCCGACAACCTGCATGAGGCTTCCGAAGTTCGTTCCCGCCGATCCTCCAGTGGCGGCGGCCCAACTAGGCAGGCCAGAAGCAAGAGTCAAAACCTGCGTGTCGCTTCCTTTGGCCAGGTTCGTCCAGCCGGTGGCATCGCGGTACAGGATGTCCCCGGAAACCCCAGCCCCAATACCAGCCAAGCGGGTCAAGGTGGCGTTGGTATATTGAGCGTCCGTAATGCCGTAGCCGCCAAGAGTCGTGGGAGTGGAGAAGAGGGTGTTCCAGTTCTGCGTCCCAACGTGATTGGTGCGGTTCAGCAATGAAGCAAGCGCAGCCGCCGTCAGCTTGTTGGTCCCGATGGACGCATTGGCCACCGTCGCCGTAACACTTCCGCCTGTCTCCCCAAACGTAATGATGTCTGTTGAGGTGAAATCTGCCGTCGCGAGAGTGCTGCCAGCATCCACCTTCACGTCACTTCCGCCACCTCCTCCAGCCAACAGGAGAGAATGGAAGTTGGCGTCGATCCTGTTGGTAGAAATCGACCCATCGACAAGGCTGTGAGCCGCATTGGTGCTGCCAGTCACGTCTACTGCGATCTCGGCTGAATCCCCAAGATTAAGCGACACGTACGGCCCCGCCGCATCCACGAACACGGACGTTCCATTCGTGGCACCGGCTCCTCCTGTTCCGCCTCCTCCGGTCCCGGGGCCAGCGAAACCCTCAGCGTACAGCACAGCCGCTCCGTTGATGTTCGTAACCGAGATGCGACGCAGGGCGTTGCTTATCCACGTCGAGATGCCTGCATTCGGATAAGCCGTCTTATCCAACTGGAACATGGTACTGGACCCGTGCTGCCACCTAAACAGTGTGTTGGTCGAATGGGTACTTGGGACCGTGAACCTCAACCCGCTCGTTCCGTTTGTGGGTACCGCCGCATAAACAGGAGCGTCATCTGTATGGGTAATGGTACCATCACTCTCGAACCGAACAGTCTCCACGCGGCTTGTGGAATTCTGTGGTGTGACCTCAAAGTATATTTCGGTGTTGTGATTTGTCGTATTCCACACCGTAGGGGCGTATCCAATCATGCCTCCTCTGGCACTGGTCACGGCATTGCTGTCGTGGCCCGCAAAGAATATCGAACCAAGACTACTTACAGATGTGCCCGTTATGTTGGTCCGACCACCGGTGGTTCGGAGCATCGTTATTTGAGGCGGCGAATTGCTGTACCCGATGACAAAAAGGCCGGGCGCGTCGTCCGACTCCTCCCCAACAACCGTCATCTGACCTGTCAGGCCATCAAACCTCCATAGGTAATTATCCTCGGTGGCGCCGGTCTGATCTGTCGCAAACATCAGATTCTCGTTGGAGCCACTCAGGACGTTCGTTTTACCAATATCCAAATCCTCGAAGCGAATCGTCGGATTGTCGCCGCGAATGGACAGTTGCTCGCTTTGGGCAAGTGTGTCGAATGAGTTCGCTGGAACATCCAACGAGTTGTCTATGACTCGGACTCCGGTGTTGCCGGTAATCTTCACCCCACGGAAAGCGTTATTGTTCGAGGTCGAATCAAACTCAATGATCGTCTCAGGTGCCGCGTATCCCTGATTCGCGGACGATGTCCATGCGAAGAAACTTCCAGTAAATAGGTTCTGATCGGCACCATGCTTTAGCCGAAGAAATCGCGACGTGTTTGTGTAGGCAAAATCGGCGACAAAGCCGCTGTACACGTTTGCGTCTGAACCGCGCAACACAATCAAGTCTCCTCCGTTGTCCTCCAGGCGAAAATCGTCAAAGCGAGAGAAGTTATTCTGACTATCTCCAGCAATAAGCATTAATGGCGCGTCCTCGTCACCCATGTACAACGCATCGCCTGTATTTGTGCCGCCCGTGAAATTTAGAAGAATGTCCGACGTGCTCCTCAGTTGGATATCGTTTCCAGACCCGCCCCACACAGCGAAGTAAACCTCCGGCGGCGTAACTCCACTCGGGTAGTTTGTGACTGCCCCGCAATACCAAGTTAGTGGCATGCCGTCGTACAGCCCATTGGTAGTTGCCAGCGTTATGGTATCGGCGGCGTCGTCGTAGGACGATATCTCAAACTTCTTTATCGAGTTGCCATACCCGGTTTCCTTTCTCGGCCCGCTAAACATGAAGATCCGGGAATAGGTATTCTTCCATGTGTACCTAGTTGTCCAAAGAGGCGGGAACGGTGTTCCGGTCGTTGACCCCCGGGTGCGACCGGCAATGTCGCAGTCCATAAACTTTAAATCGGAGGACACTGACAAAAATACGCCAGATCCGAAGTAACAGTCGCGAATCTGCGAGGAACCAATCCCGGCCCGCGCAAAGAACCCGTAGCCAACGGTGTTGACGATGGCCAAACCCTCAATGACGAAGTTCTTGCACTGCTGATCGTCGACTAGGATGCCGGTCTGCCATAGAGCGTTTGTGTCTTGATTATCGTAGTCTCCGTCTAGGATGAACCCCTTTAACGTCGAGAAGCGAGACCGATTCGTGACACCGTTTCTGACGTACTCACCGAGATGCAGCATTGCATTATGGCCGAAGTTCGGTCCGGCCACTATGCGCGGAGACGCCCTGTCTTCTGGAAAGCCCTTCGACGCCGACCCATCGTTAGCCGCCACGATCGACACGCCGTATGGTAGGGTCAACGTGTCGGTGATTTTGTAGACGGTTCCTTGAGGCAGCACCAACGTGCCGAAATCCCCGGCATCGACGTTGCCTATTTGATTGGTTTGCAGACGGTCGCCAATGGCCCACAGCGCGTCCTGAATTCTCACTGTATCATCCGTGACGCCGTCGCCCTTGACCCCCCAGGAGCGGGCCGTCATCGAATCCTTGTCGACCCGCTCCCACCGACCCGTGCTCGTCGTCGCGAGATAGTACCCGCCGTCGACGGCGTTCGTCGCAAGAGCGTTGTAGAAGTAGGCGCCACCGCCGTTGTCGCCCTGACTGCCGTACCCACGGACTGTCGCCGTCACCTTCTTGCTGGTCCCTGACGCAATGGCGTTTGGCGGCGTGTTGGTCATCGCCGCGATGGTGTCGAACGTGAGCGTGTAAGCCTGTCCCCCGGCGAGGACAGGCATGAACACCAACAGCCAAATGACAAAGGTTCTCATTCCTGCGGGTAGATTATCAGCGTTCGTCGAAGTATCGCCCCGTCGGCTGATTCGAGGATGTCTGTTCCAGTGACCGTAAGACCGGCTTCCGTCGTCTTGAACCACTGCGTGACGATGGAATCGCCGACCGTCTCGAAGTTCTGGCACCACGCCGTCGACCAAAGAGACGTATCGCTCGCCAGCATGTCGGCGACTGTCGCGAACTCCTGATTGACCGAGCCCGTGCCGGGAGGCACGGACGGAATCCCGTAGCCGTCCTCTTCGTCGCTTGTGTAGACGACCGTCGCGTCCCAGATGTCGCCCTTGAACTTCCAAGGCCTTGGAAGGTACTCGATCCAGGGTTCGAGGACACAAGGGTCCAAGACTTGGACGCCGAGTGACGACTCCGCGTAAGGCACATGCGGCTCGTTCCGGTTCTCCCGTGGATCGCAGGCGAACACGCCTGCGACCTGGTCTATCGTAAAGAAACCCGTCTGCTTGAACGGGACATAAGCGTCGAGTTCGGAAATCTCGCCCCAATACAGGGTGTTGGTCGGAAGCGTTCCGGCAGGAGACGCCGTGTGGGCCTGATAATGCAAACCGTCGTCGACGTAATACACCCGGTCGCCCTGTTCGTAATCGACGGTCACGTCCCAATACGTGCGGTCCAGCGACCGCACGGCTTCGGCCCAGTACGACAAATTGACCGTCACGACGCCATCGGCGTCTATCGTCGCCGGTTCCTGCCCGGTATGCGCCTGGATCGCCTGATAGTACGCCGCCGCCTGGTCAAACCAGACAAAGTCCCCGGCGACATAGGCCGTCGTCGATTCCCACGCGTCGGCAAAGTGGCGCTTCTCGACCTGTGTCAGTTCGCGCCAGAAGGCAGCAGGATGGACCTTGCCGTAGGCTTTCGTGATCGCCCGCTTGGCCATGTGCCACTCGCGGTCATCAAGCAGGAGGGTTCCGTCGTCGTCCGTCTTCCAGCCCATCGCGTCGGCAACGCCCTTCAACACCTCGCTGTAGGGAACACTCCTCATCGCGTGCGAACCTCCGGTTGGACGAAATCGCCCCTATGGGTTGCATGGCGCCATGCAAGATCGTCGAGGGTCGAAACCGTGTCGCGAGACTGCGCCCGTTTCTTGTCCAGGGCATCCGGCCCGAGAAGATACGCGACCGCCTGCTCAACCAGATACTCCTCGAAAATATCGAGGATTGGGAGCTTGGCCCACTTCTCCGGGGTGTTTAACGGCGACTCACCCGGATTCGTGGTCGCGATTGCCGCGTACCAGTCGCCTTGGCCGTCGACCTCGAAGTATGCTTGGCTCGGCATGGTTCATTCTAGAACCCGGCCTTGGTGAACTTGAGATGGAGCAGGCCGGAAACGGCTTGTGTCGCACCGTTCTGAGTCGTGTAGAGGCGGAAGAAGGGAATCGCGCCGACGACGATATTGGTCACGGCGCCTGAAACGGCGGTGCTGGACGTCAAGGTTGGGACGACAAGGGTCGTGAAGTTCACCCAGTTCGTCCCGTCAATCGACGACTGATAGGTCGCGGTAATGTTCGCGACAGTCGACGTGGCGGCCAGGCCAAAACGAAAACCGACGGCTACCTCACGGCTGTTGCCGACGCCGATCAACGCATTGTTGGTGATCGTGGACGACGCAGGGATCGCATTCGTCGTGTCGAGGAACAGGGGAGTCTGGGCATGAGCCGCAACTCCCATGCCCAGACCAGCAACCCCGATGACCCATGAGGAGAGAAATTTCATTTCACGAGACGACGAAAGCGGTAGGTCGTGTTGGACGAATCCGTGCCGTAGCCGACGATGTCGAGAATTGCGCCGGTGCCGTTCGTCAAAACGGTCGGCGTATTCGCCGTGACGTCGGCTGACTGGAACGCCGTCGCAGGGACGGTCAGGTTAACACCCGACCCGGAGGCGTTCAGGATCAGGAGACGATAGGTCGCTCCTGCGATATTGTTCGTCACTCCTGTGATCGCCACATGGTTCGTCGCCTGGATGAATCCAGCTGGCGAAGCCGCGAAGTCGACGAGGAAGTTCGTGGCAGCCGTCGGCGCAAGCGTTGTCGTCGACAGAACCGACCGGCCATAGGCCGTCTCGTTCGACGAGATGCTCGGCACGCTCCACGTCGCTGCGCCGGTCAGGAACTTTCCGGCATCATTGGGAAACTCCGGCACCTGTGCGGTGACGCAAAGCGTCAGCAGCGAGAGACAAAGAATCGTAAAAGTTTTCATCGGTATCCTACCTGCACTTTGGTCGGCGCTTCGCGGACGAAGAATTCCGGCCCCTTTTTCTTCAACCACTTGATGAATTCAGGATCGTTCCAGACCAGTTCCTTCGCGTCGCAAACGCGGCTGAAGTGCCACTCGAGCATCGGATCAATGACCATCGTACAGGGACCGAAATCCTTGTGCGTCACTCCGGGCACCGCAGCCGCATTATAGATTTGATGAAGCTTCGCCTGTCGCAATTTCGCGATCGCGATCTTGGCCATGTAGCGGTCCGACAACGTCGAGCGTATCCGCTCACGGACGTCCTTCGGCAACTGCGACAGGTCAGAAGTGATCGCGGCCATGTTCAGGGACGGGTTCCGCGGACGCCTTCGAGACCTTCGAGGTAATCGCGGACGTGGAAGTACAGATGGACTTCGCCGACAGTCGCCTCCGAAACAAGCGGAGAACCACCGTTGGCGACCGTAAATAGAGCGTCGACCGTGTCGGCTGCCAGATAGGCATACGGCGTGGTCGTCGCAGCGCCGACTTTATAGACGACATTCGAGCCGTCGGCAGCGAGTTCAGTCTGGCCTAGGAATCGGGCGGTCGAGCCGCCGTCGCCGACTTCGACAAGACAGGAGGTGATCCCGGCGTCAGAGAAATCGAACGCCGTGACAAGATCCAGTCCGGCAAAGCCGACTACCGTGCCCGCTGGCACGGTCGAGCCGCTCGCGACGAAGGGCAGGCAGACGACGATCCCGGTCGTCGCTGCGGCCATTGCCGCAAGGTCGGTCGCATAGATAATGACCTTGTGCGTCGCGAGGTTGAATGCCTGCTCGCTGGGAGAAAGTTTGACGTATTTCATTGGTCCAGTTTGGTTGGTTTGTTCCGTTTCTTTTTCTCCCAGAGATTAAGCAGTCGGAGCCCACTTGCCTTCCGCCTTCGGATTCTTGCAAATGAGCATGTAGATGGCCTCGCAGAACGCCTCATACGCCCCGCCCTGGTACGCCTTGCGCTGCCAAGTGGGCTTGGTGTTCCAGGCCAGTTGCCACATATCGCGGTGGAGGAAAAAGGTCGTGTAGTTGCGAGGCACTCCCGTCGACGGCGTATCGAACTGCCGGTTGCGCCAGGAGAGCCGCAACTCGACCGTGCCGAAGTCGGTTCCGTAACGCTCCATGACGACGCCTCCGGTGTTGACCGAACCCTGCTGGTAAACCACGCCGGTTGCGCCGGTCGGCGTGCCGCCGATCAAGGTCGAAGCCGGGGTGAAGTACGGCATCTTGTTCATGGCCATCTTCGCCTTGGGTGCGACAAAAGCCGTGATTGGATCAGAGCCCTTTCGGATCGTGCCCATTGCGCGGAAGACGTCGATGAAGGCGTCCTGATTGATCGACGCCGTAGCGGTCGTAATGCACTGGTCGGCTCCGGGCCGAAAGGCCGACGGCACAATGTCGATTGTCTGAGCCGCCGTCTGGACCCAGGTCGAAACGCCCCGCGTAAGCGACCCGACGGTTCCGCTGTCGGCCCGGCCTTCGTCATTCCCCAGGAACGAGGCTTCAAGGTCGCCGGACAGTTCATACGTCCGCTTGATGATGTCGCGAGCGAGCTCGTCGTTGACGCCTGCGATGTCCGAAACGTCCTGATGAAGTTTCGAGACGGCGGAAGCCTTCGTCGCATACTGGACGCGGGCGACTAGCTCGCCGCGGTCGTCGCCAGCCGACAAAAAATTCGTGACCGGCGTTCCATCAGGATGAGAGTTCACAACCGGATCGGCATAGATCTCGGCCTGATAGCTTTTGACGGTGTTGACCGGCTTCTCGCCCGACATCAGCCAGCTCATGAACGGAAGGCTCTCGGCCTCCACGTTCGTGATCATATTCGCCCAGTCTTCCTGATTACCGATAATGTTGTCGTAGATCAGCATGTTTCGCTACTTGTCACCCAACAGTTGACGGACGTACGCCTGACGATCAGCGGGGCTTGCGCCTCGGCCTACGGCTTTAGCCCTGAGTTGTTCGACACCCGTTGCTGGAGAGGCAACGGGCTTTGGAGCACCCGGAAGCCGGGGAGCCTGGGGGACGCCTTTTGGTGTCGTCGGCTTCGCCGGTGGCGCTGCCACCGCACCCTGTTTCGCAAATCTCGCTTTCAAGGTCTGAAGTCCCAAAGCCGAAATCGCCGCCATCATTGCCCAGTCGGGCGCTTTCTTGAGCCAGGGCCGTGCGGCGAGAATGTTCTGCATCTCCTGATGCAGCCCGCTGCCTTCATCCCCCATCTCGGGAAAGAGTTCGGCGACTTTTGCAATCGCCTGTTCTTCTGTTCGCAGGAACGACAATCGTTCCGGCGCGGCCTGAATCACTTTCCTGGCGTGACCTTTCAAGGTCACCAGTTGTTGGCGGACGGCCTTGCGATCCCAGCCGCCCGACGGCGGCGGAAAACCCTGCTTCTCCAGTTCTGCCCCGATCAGTGCCGCGTCCTCGTCGCTATCGAGTGAATCGAGGCGTTCCTCGACCCAGCCGTGCGCGACTTGTGCGTCTGACAATTTCCGGCCCAGAACTTCAGGATCGGTCTCGTCAGCAAGACCAATGTCTTTCGGCTGTTCGACCTTCTTGCGAAGCTCGCCGACTTCCGACCGTAGGTTCGCCAGTTCTTCCTTGGCCTGGTCGCGTTCGTCGCGAAGCGCCTTTTTCTGATCCTTGAGCTTCCGTATCCGCTCGATCTTCTTTCGAGCGTCCTCTGCGGACTCCGGTCCGCTGTCGTCGTCGTCGTCCTGAGAAAGAGCGACCTTCGGTTGTTCCGCTGGAGCGGGTGACGTTTGCTCCGGCTCGACTTCCGTCGGTGCGACAGGTGTCGCTTCTGGAGACGCCTGCGTCTCCGGTTCCACTGGTTCAAGGTACGAGCGTACCTTGTCGAATATTGATTGCGGGGTTTGAGAGGTTCCCTCGCCACCTTCGGTTGCCGCAGCAACCACTGTTTCTTCTGGCATAGCGTTTACAGCCCGCTACCGGGCATAGGGCGTATCGCCCTTGCGCTATGCGAAGGTCAACGGAGCATGGGATGCTCCGTATCGAAATGTATCTAAACGGGTGCTTTGAAGTGACTACGTCACTTCAGGAGGAGCATTGACGACAGCGCGAATCCGCTCGACCTCCTCGACCAGGCTCATGGCGCCGAAGGCTGCGCCGTCTATGAACGTCCGGTCGTCTGCCGAAAGGCCACGAACGCCAGCGTCCGCGACCGACTGAAGTGCGGCTTGCTGCGCAAGGTCGCGCAAACCGATCATCAGTCTATCGTCGTCGGCTTTGCCGAGAAGGGCTTCTTCGAGGTCGGTCATTGCTGGGGCGGGACGCCAACGCGTCCGGTTTTCTTGTTCTCCTCCTGCTGGACCGAGAAGCCGAGATTCTTTATGTAGGTCTCGTACTGTTCGGCGAACGGGCCTTGCTGCTGCAAGGCGGCCTGATAGTTCTTGTTCTGCTGAACGATTTGCTCGGCAAATTGCATCTTCGCCTTCGCCGTCGGATCGTTTTCCACCAGCTGCGGAGCATTGCCCAAGAACATCGACATGAGGTCGTTGTTGACCTGGTTATAGAGCGACTGGCTCGCTTCCTCAGACGACACAACCAGTTCCTTCGCCCATGCGGGTTTGAGCATCCGCAAAGCCATCGCGGGCCATTTCGCCCGCTGGATCGTTCCGGTGACGTCGCTCGGGATGATCGCTTCGTTAACGATCTCGATCATTTTCAACGTCATCTCGTCTGACAACTCACGGACGTCGAAGGACAACCCTGCGGTCAGTAGACCAAGTGAATCGCGACGCGATTCCAGCCATCCCTCGGGCGCACCCGTCACACGGGCGAACTCGGCGTCGGCCATGTACTTTTGGCTGAGCGCCAAAACCTGATGGAAGGCCGACACCCAAGTGACGAGGAACCGCTGAACAGTGCGCGTGATGCGCGCACTCAAAGCCTCGGGCGCAATCTCCTTGTGGAACGTGCCGAAGTACGAACACCGCCTGAATTCCAGCCGCTCCAGAGCGGCTTCGGCGATGGCGAAGCCTTGCAAGGGGATCGGCTCGAACTTGGGCTCTTTGCCAAGCTGCACAAAGTTCTGTGCAGCGGGTGCAAATTTATACCTGAACACCTTGGGGTCTTTATAAACGTTGACCGGAGGAACGACCCCAATCGACGTCAAGTCGATCTCCGCATCGCGGAGAGCCTTCTCCTCATGCTGCCACGTCAGGGCGACTTCCGGCACACCTCGCGAAGCGACGGCTGCACGAGCGATGTTCTCCCGTTTGCCCAAGACGAACGGATACGACCCGTGAGGGTAGTCGATCAGTTCATGCTTGGCGTATAACGCCTTACTGTCCTTCCCCTTCGTCACGACGGGAGAAAAGGTCGTGCAGTAGATCCCCGGAACGTCGTCTTCGTCGACGGCTCGATAGGTCGCGTGGACGATTTCAATTCGTTCACTCTTGCTGAAGACGTCGCCGGAAAGGCGAACGCCTGTCGTCGGCGACATAAATCCGGGGACGACCGAGAACATGTTCTTGCCGGACTTGACCGCCTCATCGACCCAAGTCGCATCGTAGCCTTCACCAACGATCCGCGACCGCAAGGTCGCTTCGGTCAGAACCTCGCGTTGGAAAATGACGCGGGCGTCCTGCAAATCCGTTGTATCGCTCGGGAGAAGCACTTCAACCCACGGTTGAAGCGCATAAACCATCGGTTCGTTACGGCACAAATAGGGAACCGGCACTGTCGTCTCGCCGTCTTTGCGAAGCTCCTTGATCGCACGTTTCAGCGTCCGATCTTTGATCGGCGGAATCTCAACGGCTTCGCCGGGCGGCATCTGCTGGGCCGCATACGTGTCATAGATGAAACGCAGGGCGTCAGTCGCGAGAGCCTCTTGACTCTCGTCAAGGACGAGACCCTGCAAGTCGGCCAGTTCCGGTCTCGTCGGATACTGCGGCGCAAGCTGCGCACCAACTCCGACCAGCGTCGACATCGCGACCTTGGTTTTTTTGAGGCTCACCTCCTGCACCCAGCATGGGTGGAGGACAACCCATCCATAGTGATAGAGATACTGAGCACTCAACTCGACCTCGTCCGTCAGGACGGGCAGCAGCTTGTCGTTGACGAGATAGTCGAGGAGTGCAACCGCATACGCGCTCGATTCGCTCGATCCGGCTTTGCCGCTCAATATCGCTTTCCAGAAGGCGTTCCAACTGATCGTCACCAGTTCATTGATCGTCGCATCGACGGCCATGGGCCGAGTATCACTCGCATTCTCCCACGGAAACGGGTCGACGCCGTCTCTCTTGTGCTTCTTGCCGTCGACACTTTGGCCGGCCCATGTGCAATAACGGACGGCATCAGCATTGACCTGGCGAGCCCAAAGCTCGTCACCGCTCCCAAGCGACGAGAAGTCGCTCGTCAGGCGTTCAAGGAGTTCGGGCGTCGGCTTGTCGAGCGCCACTACCAGGGGATCGTCGTTGTTCATCGCGTTCTTTGGCTACTGCCATGATCCGGCTGCGAACGTAGCGTCGGCGTTTCATGCCCGGTAAGACAACAGCAATCTCTGGCCGGGCCTGACGGATGCGTTCGAGAGTGTCGGCGTGTTTGACGCCGAGAAGGAGCATCGCTTTCGAGCGGGAGAGGAACTCTCCGAGGAGGGTATCGGACGGAAACGAACGGGCAACGCTCACAGGAAAACGTCCTGTTTGGCCACAAGGTCAAGGGGTGCGTTCACGGTCACGAAAAAGTGGCCGTCAGCGGTCCAGGAAAGGTCGCCCGTCCATTGACCCCCTATGTGTGCCTCTCCTCTGAAAGGAAAACAGGATTCGGGCAATTCCTCGGTAATACGCGCCGAAAAACCGCCCCTTGTCCTGTAATGTCCTCCGACCGCTGGTTTGATCGTGTCCATATTTTCTTTAGTATGATCCTCCCCCATAAGGTCCGTATTTCCCTGGCTCGATGTAATCGAGCCCAGACGTGAACATATCCCGCAGACAGTCAATCGGGTCCTTGCACGCTCCACGGATCTTGTCCCGTCCGGTGAAGTTTTCGAGAGCCCAGATAAGCTGGCGGCACTTGTCGCTGACGAACAACTTTGGATAGTTCGACAACGGATCGAGCGCCTTGTCGAGGTCGACAAAAAGCGCCTGCCGGATCAGTTCCAGGCCGTCTTCTTCGATCCCTGAACCTCCAGCCAGCTCGAAATCCATTCCGCCGACCGTTTCCTGCCCGGTCGATTGCTCGTCGTTCAACTCCTGCCAAAGGCAGGTGGACGGACCTGAACCAATGGGGATAGGCACTGGCCCGGCCCGGCGGTCCACGGTACGACGGACGACCGTCCAATGACGGCGAGCCTCTTGCAGTTTTCCCTCTCGCCGCTGGATCTCCAGTTTGTACTGGGCAATGCCGAGCCCTGCGGGCTCTTGCGCAGGGCCGGTGTCGCCGTCCCATCCCAGTCCAGAATCCGCCGACGGGTTCCTGGTCGTCGCGACGGCCCACTCGCCGAACTCCTGCTCGGGCGGCCATTCGTCGACGGCGTAGACTCGACCCGCAGGGTCGACGGCAACCCAAAGAATGAACCAGTTCCGGGCCGGATGCGGGTCGACGTGCATATAGACAACTGCCTCGGAAGGCAGTTGATCGCTTGCGATCACGTTCCAGGAGCCAAAGGTTCCAAACATCCTCCCGCGAGTATCGCGGGTGAACCCGCAGAGCGTGCGCTCGGCCATGTACCAGGGCTTGCCCTTGCAGGCATTCACAACCCGGTCATAACCGCCCAAGGGATTCTCCCTTGTGTGGAAATAGATGACCCGCGTGTCGGGGCGGGAGCCCTCCTGAACCGTCGGCATTGCCCCTTTGGGCAATCCAGGCAAGTTCTGTCGACCCGCCAGATACGGCTCCATTTCGTATTCGAGGACTTTTCCCTGGCCGATTGTCTCCTTGAGGCTCGGCGTCATCCCCGACAGGGGGGTGAAGGTCCAAATGCCGACGGCATCGAACGTGGCGGACCGGGTCCGCAAGAGAGTCAACCAGTCGAGCGGGAGCGACTCGTCGGCATACCAGCCCGGCACAGCCGGTTGGTTGGGGCATCCAACTTGGATGCCCTCGTAGTCGCTCGGTGACTGCGTATAGACGAGGAACACAATCTCCGACTCATTCGGAAAGACGATCTTATCCCCACTGAATCCGGTGCCCTTCTGATACTTGACGTAAAACGTCCGCTTGCGGTCACTTTTCCCATTCAGCGCCTTGATCTGCTGCGGGAGGAAATCCCAGATATACGCCTGCTGGACCTGACGGGACGTCTCCAACTTCTGGCAGAGGAAAATCAGCCTGGTCCTGTCAAACCGCAGCGCGGACTGCAAACACCTCTTCACCGCCCACGTCGTCTTGCTTGCCCGGTTCCCGCCCAGCACAACCATCAATCGGATGTCATTGATCGGAACCAGATAGTCGAACTTCGTCTTGTCCCAGACGATGACCGGCAATAGATCGTCGGCTCTTTTCCAGCACTTCCACTCGAAACCTTTGCCAAAGGGATCGAGCTTCGCTTCGCGTATCACCCTCTCGCGTGCGGTATACAGCTCGGCGATCTCCTGCAATCCGGCTTCGCCTTTTTGCACTATCAAGGCGCGCAGCGCCTCGTCACTCGGCCAGGGGGGGAAAGGCTGACGACTCGGCTTCAACGACTGAAGCCCTGCAATCAAGAGCTCGATGGAGGACATTATTGCCGGACGCATAGCGCCTTCTTGGCTTCGCCAAGACGACGCCTCAAACCCTCGGCACCCGGACGCCTCTTAAGGCGTCCAGGACGCCAAACGCGTAAAGGCTAATCAACACCAGTGCCACGATGACGACGATATTCACCAGACGCTTGACCTTCGCGTCTATCGCCGTCGCATAGGTGTTGAAAAGCCAGAGGAGAAAACCGAACAAAACCAAAATGAGTAATAGTTGCATCAGGCTCATAATCTTTCCTTGCCTCTAAACGTGCCCCCTTGTTCTACCGGTTTACCAAAAGCCCGCGTTACGGCAAACGCCGATGCGGGTTACGCCTCTTGGACTCTCGGGCGAGGTTCGGGGGCACGTTAAGTTGTGATGTCTGCGGCCTCCTCCGTCGCCGCTGTCACGCCAAAACGACGACCTCTTTCTTCAAAAGAGCGACAGTATTATGTGCAGCCCGGCGAAGTAACTCCTCCGAAAACTTGATCTCATACACACTACCGCTCCGCGCCATACCCGCCATTACGCAGTCGGATATATATTCCAGAACGTCGATGAGGTTCACGTCCAACGGCACTCCATCCTCCATGCCAAGGTGATGACGCGTGATCTTGCGGTGGTTATCCCACCATCCAGCCTCCTTGAAGCCGGTGACGAAGTCCCTGTGGAACCAATCAATTCCGGTTAGCTTGTCGTCGTCGTGCTTTCCGGCAGCCTCAACGATCTTGCCAGAGAAGAACGCCAGCGCCTTCACGACATCCGAAATGTGAATCTGGCTGGATGCCAATAGCTGATCCTTCGTCGTGTTCGCGAAATCGCACGTTCGCGTGTCCGCTGTAGGGGACTTGGTGACCTGAATCATATTGTTTTTTCTGCCTCCTCCGTCGTCGCCTTCGGCGTCGTCGCTGGCGCGGCGACAGGCGCCGCATATCGCAAGAACTCCCAGAATCTGGGAGTCCCCTTGAAACACACGTGAATCCTTGTCGGCGTCCCGTCAGCCCCAAAGGGGCCGAACATCCGCGACGTGTGGACCTGGACGAAGATGTATTCCCTTCCCTCTCGTTCGCACTGAATCACGAACGGATTTCGGAAGTGCGTTATCATGCCATTGGGCATGCGGCGCGGAACCGAGACGACCTTGACGACCTCGTCGTCAATGAACGGGAGTGGAGCGGGTTCCGGCAGCCGCGGGGGCAGGGGTTCGAGCCCTGCAAGCTTGGCGCGAGCGCCGACTATCGTCGTTTCACCCCGGCCCAACTGGCCAAGGACGTCCGCGACCTCTGGTCGGTAGACGACGTGCCCGGCTTCGCCGGTCCATGAATCGCGACCTTCGGTGCAAATCAAAGCGACGTAGCTCTTGGTCTGCTTGAGATTGATGCTCAAAGCACAGGCTATATCGCTCAGCAGAACTCCCTCTCTCATCGCTCCCTTTCGATCCTTGTCAGCAGTTCGTCCGTCAATCCGATCCCGATCAGTTCCTCGCGACGCCGTCTTGATTTCCACTGTATGACCGTCAAGTCGGCGGCCCTCCGCCGCTGTTCGTCGACGTCCTTCGGACGACTCGCCACAACCCGCCCGTACAGCAGCGACAAGTCGTGCAATTCGACGGCTAGAGTCCTGATTCGTTCCTCTGTCACTTCGTCACTCATTTCGTTTCCTTCGGTTGTGCGGCCAACTCCGTTGTCTCGCTTCGCGAGTCGACGACGAGTGCTCCCGCACTCGCGGCAAATTCCCTCAATTTCTTGACGACACTATTTATGGCCGTCCGGTCATCCATGATTTGCTCCGTGATCGACGTCGGCTCGCCCTCCAGCAATTGCCATTTGTCGAACAGCAACGTCGCTTCCTTAACACTGACCTTTCCCGGCCGCTTTGACCGCTCGAGAATAATGTCCTCAATCAACGCCCCCATGGATCGCTTCAAACGATTCCTGATCGTCGGCAAAAGCCCGCTGGCCTCCGCCTCCTTGATCGACCGTTCCACGGCAGACCTCGGACACTTCATCCGGACCGCGATAGCCGGTCGTGACAATCCCTGCACAAACAGCTCAACCGCCTTGTAGTACCGCTTCCCCTCCAGTGTCTCGATGTTCAATCCCGTCGTCTCCTGAACGACGGCAACCGGCAGGGGCGGCAGAGGTGAGACGTCGTCCGGCGAAGCCGGTTGCGAAGCGATTTCCGAAGACGGCGCCTTGACGACCCTGGTCGTCACCCGCTTGCGCGATCCTTTTTTCATCCCCTGTAATACGGCGTGATTTCCGGTCCCCATTGATCGTCCGTTGATAGGTCAACGAGGTAATCTCCCCAACCCATTCCCCGCGTGTATCGAAGCCTTCCGTACTCCAACCAAACCCACATGGGTTTCCACCGATGATCCACTTTCTTGTCGAGGCGAAACCACCACCAACCAGGGTGCGTCGGTTTTCCCGCCGCCGTGGTTTCTTCCCGTCCAAGTTCTTCGTTCATACGTCACCGATGACGGCGCTCGCTGCAAGCTCCGCTTGGGTTTCAGGGACGGTCCTTGGCGCCAGCCCAACGCCGACTCGCTTCGCTCGACGTTCCCTCACCTCCTCGATCGCCTTCGTCACCTCCGCAAGCTCCCTCCTTTTCCACTCCCTCACCGGGCGCAGTGCTCTTTCCAAAGAGTCGCCCTTTTTCTTCAGCCTCTTATACATCGTGTGATATTTGACCCCGCTTGTCCGTGCGAGGTCTGCAATCGTTCCAACGATCCTCTTCCCCTCAACCGCCCACCGGGCGTTGCCCGGTCCGAACTCCTTCCCACTGTCGACATCCAGTCGCATGCCGACTGGCTTCTCCCCCATGTCCTTCAGAAATTCCTCGAATTTCTCCCATGCGTTTCTCGGAAACGCCGAGCGTTCCCTCGCAGCGCGCCAGGCGTTCCAGGTCGCACTTCCCGTCATTCCATGTCTGTCCGGCCGGGGCATTTTTTGTTGGCCAAGGGCCAACAAAACAAAACGTATCCTTTTGTCTCACGCAATGTCAAATGCCAAATGTAGCTAACTCTTGTAAAAATTTTTTGTGGGGGAGATGGGACACATCGCACCCCCCGCCCCGCCTGGAAACAACGTACCCCCTCCCCCCGGTTCGACAGTGGGGGATGGACTGGCGGCCAGGGCCGTCGAAACGGTCAAAAGGGCCGTCTCTTGTGGTTGGGAGGGGCGGAGAGAGGGGCGCTGATACCACAAGCGGGCATTGCCGAGTTCTGTTTCTTTCTTACCGTTGTGACGCAGGCAAGCGTCACAATTACTGCGCACAATAAGGCTTGTGTTCACTTGTTCTGTCGGGAGAGAAATGGGTTTTGAACGTATGGCCAGCAATCGCGCCAGGATGGGCTAGGAAAGGTCGGCGCGAACGAGGCACACATTCACCTTCGCACTTCCCGCAGATGCCGCTGGAACGGACAGACGTTCGGGGAGAGGGTAGTTAAGATGAGCGCGAACGAAGTCAAACTTGCCCTGTTATGGCCGTGACGGTATGTGCCCATTGTGGGGGAGTGGTAAGGAAGGACGGGAAAGCGGTCGTGACACCTGAAACGTCACGCAATGGGGGACTGGCGACGTGGCGAAAGCATCCTGATATGCGGGAAAGGATGATGAGGGGGCGGGAACAAAGTCGGATCGTTCGGGCCGACGTTCGGAAGCTTAAAAGCCACGTCTACGAATAGACGCTGGCGCGGGAGAGGATCACCCGACGGGAATCGAACAGGCGGAGCTTTTGAGGATTAACTCCATTTCATGTTTGACTTTGGGTACAGTTGTCTTACATTTGCCGCGACGGAACGAAAGGAACATCAAATGAAGACAATCAAACGGTTAAGCCCGTCGGCTTTTTTCTATCGGTTCGCGGGCTATGGCTACGACCCAGCGAAAGAAACAAAACGCCAAGGGCGCTTGCGTGGGGCAAGACATCTCGCCGAAGCAGAGAAATGGGCGCAAGCGGAGTGCGTCGGGTTTGAATGGCAAATTGATACGGACAGCAACAGCGCGAGCTTTAGCAAGAAGCGTCCAACGTGGAGCCTGTGGTCATGCTTCATGCGGGGGAACGGGGAATGTCGAGCTTCTCTCCACGCAATTGACTTTGGGCGGGATGGTGAACCGTGGGGTCAACCCTACAAACGCGTTGTAGAAGCAGAACTGGCGCTCGACGCCATGAACGCGGATTACGCGCACAAGCCATGAAAACCCTACGAACCCTAACGCTCGGGATACTCGCTCTTGCGAGTGTGTTGCTGGCGCGCGCCGTGGGCGCGTTATTGAGGATGAGAGGAGGATTATGACGCTTCGCGATCCCGTTATCATCTGTCCGAACCTTGAACCGGGCGTCCCGATAGGGACGGTATCGAAGAATGACCTATGAAAGATGCCTTGAAGCGATTTGAAACGATCAATTTGGACGACGAAAGCGAATGCGAGGCGTTCATCAATGCCCATGGGACCACTAAAGGCCGCAGATTGGCCAACAAGCTAGGTTTCAGTGGCAAGGGGTCGGAAAAGCGTGCCGATTCCCTTGCCTGCTATGCGTGGAACAAATGGACGGCTATAGGATTAAGGAAGCGGGGAGAAATCGGAAAGGCAATGGCTTATGAGGCAATAGCCAACCGGATTTACAACCACATGCCTAAAGACATTCGTTGGTAACGGTTTCGACCGTAGGGGCGGCGAAAGCCGCCCTTTCTGTCGGCATCGAATTGCCGAGGAGAAAAGGAACACCTATGACGACAGAACAAAAAGAGTACAACGGTCATCCGTCCAGAGCACACTGGAACGTCGCGCTATGGTTCGGAAACGATTACGGGCTTTATCGCCTCGCGCTTGCGTGCAAATCGGGAAAGGAATTGCTGGAACGTTGCAAGGAGACGGGTTTCGTCAAAACGCCGGACGGATACACGTTGACGGAACGCTTGTGTCAACACGCATGGGAATGCGTCAACGAGTAAAAGACCATGCAAGCAATCGTCACGAGATTTCTCCCCGCAACAAACACTAAAGGATCGCGAATAAAGGCTTGGTGCGAACGGGGCGCGATCATCGTCTCAGCCGACTGTGAGACAGACCCACACGAAATGGCCGTCAAAGCGCTCGTCGCAAAGTTCGTCAAGGAGGATGAAAAACGCTATGGGGCGAACAAAAACCCATGGTCCTGTCGTCGCATTTATGGCGGGCTTCCCAAAGGTGTCGGCGCCGATTACGTATGGGTTTTCGTAGGTGGCCAATAGAAAGGAACACCATGACCCGCGAGCAAATCATGAACGAATATCAGACGAAAGACGACCGCATCATTTCACCCGGAAAGTTTGAAGGGGAACCAATATTCGTCCCCGCACTTTGGGAGCTTATGCTGGAATATGGCTCACCGAGTGAAAACAAAGCCTTTGGCCCCATTCCCCGGCATGACCCACTCCGCGTTGAATGGCCAGAATTGGATGCTTGGCTCGGGCGACGCTGGACCATTCGCCTCTGGGAAGACGCGCAAGGGTTCGTGCATTGCCGATAGAACGTCCTTCCCTTCCCCTTTCAATCCCCGGTTTCCCAAAAGGGCCGGGGATTTTTATTGCCCATGGCCAAATGGCCAGGAGGGGAGAATAAAAGAGGGGAGGAAAGGAGACAGACGGCGCATGGGCGCAATCTGTCGTCTGCTTCGCAGCCGCAAGACGCCAGGAGGCGTTTTCACCCCGTTTGACGGCCAGACCGTTTCCTTTGGACGCCTCAAAAACCGGTTGGAAACCTTCTTACACCGTCCCGCAGGGCGGGGAAATCCCGTTTCAATCAACGCAACGATCCAACGCAACGATCCCTACGGGATGGTGACGGTCTGTAAGATCTTACGTTTCCCGAAAAAACGGTTTTGTACCGCTTTTTAGTGGGTCGTGAACTGCTTACATTGGACATGTGACACCCGTCACAAGATCAATAGATAAAGGGCGACGGTCGTGGTCCGTCTTACAAGTTGACTACATTTCACACCAAAAAAAGGGGGTAAAAACGGTACAAAAACCGATAATTTTGGCCCTTCGGTCCAAAGGACGTCATGAAAATCCCTTACCCAAGGTCAAAAAAGGGGTTCTCTCGAAATGGGCTCAAAAATACGGTTTTTGTACCATTTTGAAGGGGTCGCTGTTGAGAAACCTTTTTGATGTTTTGCTGAGCCGGGTTGGCTAAAGGCCATGTTAAATGGCCTGTCGGTCAATATTATGGGGGGGGTGGGGGGTAGCGGGCCGTTCATTAGAAAAAAAAAAAAAAAAAAA